CGAGTTTCGGGAAAAGCACTACAAAGAGGCCCTAACCACGGAACCCCTTTCTCCTTTGTTTGGGGACATCCTCAAGACCCTCCCGGAGGTTACGCCTACGTTCGCGGAAATCATGCAAAGGCGGCCTAAATTGACCCCCGAACAGAGAGCCGAAATTCATGCCCGCGACAAAGAGAGGTGGAACACAACGGGCGCGACTGGTGGCGACGCTTGACCAAATCTTCTCCCGGTATATCCGGCTTCGGGTATGCGACGAATACGGCTATTCGGAGTGCTTTACGTGCGGGGTTCGCAGGCACTGGAAAGAAGTAGACGCGGGCCACTTTATCACGCGAGCCAAATTCGCGACCCGCTGGGACCCGGTAAACGTCCAGTTCCAGTGCAAGCGCTGCAACATGAACGGAGGGAAGCAGTTCGAGTTCGGACTGAAGATAGACGGTATCTACGGGGAAGGAACGGCGGAAGAAATACTAATCAAAAGCCAAAGGCCCGCGCGTTATTCAGTAGCCGACCTCGAACAAATGATACGGCTATATAAATCTGAAGTTGGAAAACTCGAAGGTATTGTGGGATGAGTTCGTTACGGCGAATTACAGTTACCTCCTCAAAGTAGCGGGTAAATTCTGTACGGAACCTACCGACCTCGTTTCACATACCTACTTGCGGGTAATCGATAAGAGTTTTAAGGAAAAGCCTATGGGCTACTTCTGTACGGCTATGTACGTAGAGGCCACACGAGGGAAGTTCAAACAGTTGTATACGCTTCAGGATACCCCGACACCGAAAGAACCTATTTCAGAACCCGGGTTCGAGCGGTCGGTTAAGCTGGAGCAAATAGAACTGTACATCGACCGCCTCCAGTGGTTCGACCGAATGATTATCCGGCTTTATATCGACGGGCACAAACTTTCGGAAATTGCGGAAGAATCGGGCATTAAACCCGCGACCCTGTACCAGTCCCTACACCGAACTAAAAAGCTAATAGCCGATGCTATTCGTAAGCCAGCAGAAAAAGGCCGAAAGGCTTGAGGTTTGTAAATCCTGCGAACACTTCAACCCCACCACGCGGAGTTGTGGCACGCTTCTCAAGCGTAAGAAGGTCAAAGGGGGGACTTTGTGCGGATGTTTTATGCCGGCAAAAGCCTCCCTAAAAGCAGAAGCCTGTCCCCTGAAGAAATGGCCCGCCCTAATCACTCCCGAAGACCTCCAAGAACTGCGGGACTTTCTGGGGCCTCTGGAAAAGTTCATTAGCCGGGACCAGAATTTGAAACTTACGGAACTCTACAACCGTACATACCACACAAACGAAAGCCCCAGTAACTGCGAATCGTGCGTGCGGAACATGATAGAGAACCTCAAGAAAGTAGCTTACGCGGACTCTGGGGCCTACGTCTGGAAAGAGACCGAACGGGTACACGAGTCTTTGGCAAATGAAAAAAAAGATACTGAACGTTTGCAGGAATAGAAATCTTGCATATCTTTGACCCATCAAACAGACGAAAAAATGGAACTGACCTACGAAACCTGCAAAGCCGCCGCCGCCTACTACGAGAGCCGTGGCTTCGTCACCGAGATTTTTGCTGCACCCTTCGAAGGGTACAAACTCGGAATTGAATTCCGAGACCCGCACGGTAAACTGATTTTCGTGTGGGTAGATTCTTACGAAATCGAAGAAATCGAACAAAAAACGAAATGAGCCTCGAGTACAAAATCCTCGAGCGGCAGTACATGAACCTCCACAAGAAGTACGCCGCCGCCCTCGACTTCATCGATGAAGTCAACATGAACAGCATCGATTACGTAATCGTGCAAAAAGCGAAGAAGGTCCTAACCGAATTAAAAGACATTGACTAATGCCAAACCACTACACCGCCGACGGGCCACGGGTCCAGAGCAGCAGCATCCCCGACCGGGGTCCGGACTCGTTCAACGAGTGGCACGAGGACATGAATTTTGAACGCGACCTCGAAAGGATACTCGAGGACTTCAAGTACCAGATTCGCGAAAAGGTACGCGTGGCCTATTACGCGAATAAGCGCTAACCCCAACAAAAAGGACGAATGAACCAAGACAAAGCACGCCACACACCGGGTCCGTGGTTTATGAAGTTTGGGAAAGACCCCTATGCGGACTGTCATGAGTGGGCGATTGGTCCGGCATACAGCAACCACCCAAACGGGCTGACATTGAAACAACAAGTAGCACGCGTGAGCACCTGCTGCGGCCCGGAGATGATAAAGAACGCAGAACTGGTACAGGCAGCGCCTCAGCTACTCGAGGCACTTGTTTTGGTGAGGCGGCAATATCACGCGTTTATAAACGCGGAGGACATGGCGCTCATTGAACGTGCTATCATGATAGCTGGCGATGACCTAGAACAACCGCCTCACGTATTGGCTTAAATCCGCTCCGACTACTAAACCCCTAACCAAGGAAACATGAATAATTACATTTTGTTGGAACTGCTCGGAAATAAGGACGCGCGACTGGTGTACGTCAACCTCGACACCGTTACCCATGTACTCGAAGAACACACCCTACGCAGTACGGGTTCTAAACTCTGTTTTACCGACGGAACGAAACTCGTGGTAAAGAAGGACATTCACTCACTCGCGGAGGCTATCGCACGTCGCGGAGAATAACGAGAGACATGAGCACCCTATCCCTTAAGGCCTACCGCGAACAGGTAGCCAGCGGTAAAGACCTTCCAAAGGTCTACCACGTTTACAGAGTCATTTCGAACGGCCCCGGAAATAGCCTCACGACTCTGCGAAGGCTGTATCTGCCCTACCCGCACCAAACCTTAACCTCGGCGATTTCGCGGCTAATGGACGCAGGAATGGTATACCAGTCCGACACGGGAGACTTCTACCCCGTCCCGGCAGGATACGAGGAACGATACCGCGAAAACAGAAGGCAGGACCGATTCCGGAAGTGGATTAACCTCGGACGGCGCGAAGGCTTCTTCGATGACTGGATGAAAGAAGAACTAGCACGCGGCTAATGGAACACCTAAACAATATCCTCGCCCTTTGTCTTATCGTGGCCTTGAGCATGGTAATAATCGCAATACTCGAAGAATGAGTTACACGAAAGAAGAGCGCCACCAGATAGCGGCGCAAATACTCAAGTACGCACGGGAGGGGAAGATTCATTCGTACGTACCCAGACCTACGTACCACCTAGATAGCCAGTACACGGAAAGAATCCGGCCGGCCGACGCGGTAGACCGTGCATGGCTCGAAGTAGTAGCGAGGGACGTAATGGGCGAAATTTGGCACGATGAAGAATACTGGACCACAACGGGCAAAGCTTGAGACCCTCAAGCCAAACCCGAAGAACCCCCGCGTAATCAAAGACGACAAATTCCAGAAACTCGTTCAGTCGATTAGAGCGTTCCCGCAGATGTTAGAGGTACGCCCTATCGTCTGCACGCCGGACGGGGTTGTATTGGGCGGAAATATGCGTCTACGGGCTTGCAAAGAAGCCGGACTGCGGGAGGTTCCCGTTCACGTGGTTTCGTGGCTCGATTCCCAGCAAGAAGAATTCATAATTAAGGATAACGTAGGATACGGAGAATGGGACTGGGATATCCTCGCGAATGAGTGGGACGCAAACCAACTCGAGGACTGGGGACTGGATGTGTGGACCCCTGAAGCGGAACCCGAAGAAGGTCTAACAGACCCGGACGAAGTGCCGCAAACCCCGGAAGAACCAAAAACACAACCGGGGGATTTGTACATTTTAGGCAATCACCGCTTGTTGTGCGGCGATTCTACCAACGCGGAACATGTGGCGCGGTTAATGCATGGGCAGAAGGCGGACGCTTTAATTACTGACCCGCCCTACGGCATAAAAATTGGTTCACAAACGCAAGGCAAAGGAGGTGGAGTTGCGAAAAAAATAGATTACGGAAAAAACGATTGGGATAATGAAATACCAAAAACGGCAATTTTAGAGTTAATGCAACACGCAAGTGAAATTGTATTGTGGGGCGCGAATTATTACACCGATATTTTACCGCCGTCGCCATGTTGGATTGTATGGGACAAAGACAATGGAAACACGGATTTTGCCGATTTTGAAATGGCATGGACAAACCAAAAAAAAAGTAGCCGAATGTTAAAATACACATGGGCTGGAATGAGGCAGGAGGATATGAAAAACAAAGAAAAGCGCGTACACCCTACGCAAAAACCCGTAGGCGTTATTGAATGGATATTGAATAAATTCAAGTTTGGCGATTGTGTATTGGACGGGTTTTCCGGCTCCGGTTCTACTCTAATTGCCGCCGAAAAAACCGGGCGCACTTGCTACGCAATGGAACTCGACCCCAAATACTGCGACGTAATTGTAAAGCGGTGGGAGGACTTCACAGGAAAGAAGGCTGAACTCGTTAGTTAACTATGGAATCCACATTTTCCACGCTCAAAAAGAACATGCTTGACGCTCTCGAAAGGAGCCTCGGCATAGTTTCGACTGCGGCAAAGGCAGCGGACATAGACCGCAAGAGCCACTACAACTGGATGAAAGACGACCCCGCCTATAAAGCGGCGGTAGAATCCATCCAAGAAAGTGTAATCGACTTTGCAGAATCGCACCTCTACAAACTCGTAAAAGAGGGGAACCCCGCCGCGACTATCTTCTACCTGAAGACTAAAGGAAAGAAGCGGGGATATATCGAGCGACAAGAAATAGAAGTAACGGAACGCTCGCCCCTTTCATGGCTTAACGGGGAGGGCCTTTGAAACTCGCGAAGACGTACTACGACGTACGCAACTGCAAAACCCGGATACAGGTACACCAGGGAGGTACCCGTTCGGGCAAAACGTATTCTATCCTCCTTTCGCTGGTTGAGTTCTGTTACAGGAATCCAAACGGAGGGGCGGTACTCACAATCTGCCGAAAGACCTTCCCGGCCCTCCGGGCTTCCGTTATGCGGGACTTCTTCGATGTACTCAAGCGCGAAGGAATCTACACAGAGGTAAACCACAATAAGAGCGACGCGACCTATATCCTCGAGGGGAACCTGATAGAATTTATTAGTATTGACCAGCCCCAGAAGATACGCGGACGCAAGCGTGACGTACTTTTCATAAACGAGGCGAACGAACTAAACCTCGAAGACTTCAGGCAGTTGCTTATCCGAACCACGGGTAAGGTACTTTTGGACTACAACCCATCCGACGAATTCCACTGGATATACGACCACGTAATACCTCGAGAAGATGCCACGTTCTTTCAGTCGACGTTCCGAGATAACCCCTTCCTTGAACCGTCCCTCGTTACCGAGATTGAACGGTTACAAGTGGCCGACCCCAACTACTGGAGAATCTATGGACTCGGAGAGCGGGGACAATCCCGAACCACAATCCTCACCCACTGGAGCCAAACCGAAACCATAGACCCACGCTTTAAGCTGGTAGCCTACGGACTGGACTTCGGGTACACGAACGACCCGACGGCGTGCGTGGCTGTCTATTCGGACGGGGAGGCGTTCCTGCTCGATGAGGTTCTATACCGGAACGGCCTTTCGAATAGGCAGATATTCCAACTGCTCGAATCGGAGGTAGGAAAGAACACGGTAATCGCAGACAGCGCCGAACCAAAGTCTATAGACGAACTACACGGCTACGGGATGAACGTACACCCGGCTCGGAAGGGTCCCGACTCCGTACGCGCGGGAATTCAGTTCTTCCACTCGAAGCCTTTGGCCGTTACGTCGCGTTCGCTGAACCTGATAAAGGAACTACGGAACTACAAGTGGAAGGAGGACAAAAACGGGAAGAACCTCAACGAACCGGTAGACGCGTTTAACCACGCTATCGACGCGGCGAGGTATGCGGCTATGTTCAACCAGAGCAACCCGAACTACGGGAGGTACCGCATAGGGTGAAAAAAAGTTAGGGAAAAGTTTGGAAGGTTAGAAGTGGTATCCTATCTTTGCTTCATCAAACAAACGGAAAACATGACCTTTTCAAACCTCCCCTTCGGCACGACAGTCCTTTACAACGATTCTTGCAACGTGGACTACCGCTTAACCGTTATCGGTCAATTCTCGGACCAGTTCGGTACATGGGTCGAAGTTCTCACCGAAACCGGGTACATCGAGAACTTCAGCGGAAGGACAGAGGTAGACGGAAACCGGTACACAATCGCCTAAACGAAGCGAAGGCCCTCCGGGGCCTTTTTTTATGCCCTAACTTTGAGGAAATCACTTCTTCCCGTTATTTCCTCGATGCGTTACCCCACCAACTGGAGCCAGCTAACCCTAGGGCAGTTACAGGTCCTCTGCACGAAGTCTACCGACCTGCAAAAGGTTTGCGCCGTTTGCGATATTTCGGAACAAGAAGCCCGCACTATTCCGATGGGCGACATCTACGAAATACTAAACCGCGTAAACCACATCCCCGAAGAAGCGCGCCACGAACCTATCATAACCCTCGAAGGGAAGAAGTACGGATTTATCAAAGACTGGGACGAGTTCACCACGGGAGAATGGATAGACTGCGAAAGCTATCAAGAAGACTTCTGGGCAAACGCGCACCGCATCATGGCCGTCCTGTATCGGCCTATGAAATACCACGTAGGCAAAGAATACAAGCTGAAGGCATACACCGCCAAAGAAGACGCGGAGCCGTTTAAGAAGATGCCGGCCGACCTCTTTTCGGGTGCCCTGCTTTTTTTTTGGAATACAAGAATCGTACGTCTACAGACTTTGCAAGCGTCTTTACTGGAGGCGGGGGAAGCGGTTCTGCACTCGCAGACAAGTGGGGCTGGTACCCGGTCCTCTACCAACTTTCGGGAGAGAGTTTTCTCCGTATGGAAGAAGTTACGCAAAAGCCGATTAACGTCACCCTCCAACACCTCGCCTTCTTAAAAGACCTTGCGCACGAGTTAAAGCAAAGGAGGTAAACATCTTTAAGGCCCAAAACACCCCGTAATGATTACTCTAAACACCATTATAAAGCGGTTCGAAGACTTCGCAGATAACCACTTTTTTATCCGGTCCTTTTCGTTTGGGTCCCCGGAAGACGTGGACCTACAGAAGTTTGATTCGTACCCGCTTATGCACGTGGTCTATACCGGGGCTACGTACGAGGACACCACGAAAACGCTGGACTTCGAGGTATATATCTTCGACCTCCCCAGCCACTACGAATCGAAGACAGAGCGACAAAAGGAAATAGTAAGCGACGCGGAACAATGCGCGGAGGACATCCTCGCAGACATCGCAAACGGGGGTAATATCTTCATCTTCTCGGAGGATTACGAGGTGGTAAACGCCACGGTCACCCCTCTGCAAGAAGCGGGGTCTAACGTCCTCGCAGGGGTCCTTCTAGAACTGGGTATACAACTCCCGTACGACCGTAGCGCGTGCGACGCTCCTATCAACGGGGTACAACCTGAAGGGGGCGGGTTCGTCTACGCACGGAGGGGCCTTCTTCGGATGCTTACGCAGGACGGGACCGTGGATGTCCTTTCGGTAAATACTATCAAAGTAGCGAACGGCACCCTCACGGACGAAGGGAACGGGGTAGTTAGTTTAACGACTGGAGGCGGCGGAGGTTCGCTCGACGACCTTACCGACGTCACGATAACGGACCCTCTGGACCACGACGCGTTGATATACGACGAGGTTTCTGCGGAGTGGATTAACGGAGCGCCTCGCGCTCTCGATATGGGAGTATTTAACGGTTCAGGGTCTGTAATCGCGAAGGGGAAGCTACTTAAGGCCATAGGCAGCCACGGAGATAAAGTTTCGGTAGGGCTGTTCGATTTAGACGTAGATAGCCCTATGTATCTGGTAGGACTTGCGGAGGAGCAGTTAGCTATCGGAGGCACAGGGCACGCACGTACGTACGGGGAACTTCGGGGAATCAATACGAACGCCTACGCTATAGGAACGATTCTATACGCTTCCGGGACGGCGGGGGAACTCTCAAGTACGGCGGGCGTTCCGGCTATCCCGGTAGCAACGGTTACACGGTCACAACAAAATACCGGACGCCTATACGTACGGACGTGGACACCCGGAAACGAAGAGCCAGCATTTAGCACGTTTGCAGTATCGGGACAA